ATGCTGCTCCAGATCGACGGTAGCACATTGCGAGTGATTAACCGGATTCAAACCGGAGCAGTTTATCAGACGGTCAGGAATCCAGAGTTGTTGGGGTTGAGTGTCAATCCAGCTTACCCAATCAAGAAGGTGTATTCTGAATTTGAATACAATACGCCTTACCCAGACTCTGTAACGCTAGCGACTGAGCGGAAGGTGGTTCAGGTTGAAAATTTGAGTTATGGGGAAGAACAAAAATATGAAGCACTTTCGACAAGTGAAGAAAAAGTGATTCAATTTCTCAGAGCAATCTTGATTTCAGAAGCCTCACCAATCTGCACAGCTAGAGTTTTTGGAATTCAAAACGATTGGCTCTTGGGCTACCGAATCCTTTGTGTGGACGAACGTCAAAGCTTGCAGGCCACCATTACAATCACCTCAATCATTTACTCATTTGACAGTGAAGATACGACAATCAGCGGACCAACTGACTTGGACTTTGTAAGAGCTGCATGAAAATTATCTATACCAATGCAATCACAGGCATCAGCAGTTCAGCAAGTCACTTATCAGCAGATTATGCGATTGCCAAAACTGAGAATAATTATCCGAAGCAGCCATACATTGCGAACGCAACGAGTGCAACCATTACCGTTACCTGTCCAGGTGCAGAAGCCATTTTCTTCAGCTACTTGGCAGAATCTGTGACGGTAACATTCAAGGATTCTGGAGCCTCAACGCTTTCAACTGAGACTTATTCCAATAGCTACACACTGAGCGAATACTATCTATTAAACGAAAAGACACACTGGAATGATTCGGTTTTTGTAGCTTGTCCAGCAACAACAACCACGGTTGAAATTGCCTTGTCAAATTCTACAGATGTCAAAGGAACACTTGACGGTTGGGTCACAGGATCTTCAGGCGAATTGGGAAGACTTCAGGCCAGCAGTACAAATATTTATCTGGAAGAATATCCACAAATTAAACTTGGAACGTTTGTCAATTCGTCCCAAATCAACCGAATCACGGGAGACGGGACCGGAACAACAGATTTGCAACTAACTACAGGCGGAGACTCCAGCTTTAGCGTCACTTCAATGACGTTGCCTGTTGTTCTAAATACGATTCGAGCAGGAAAAGTTTTAGAGACTTATAATCCCAACGTGGGTATGTCGATCAGCAGAGACTCGCTAGGAATTAAACAGGAGCGAGATTCAGGTTTGGTCTACCGTTTGGGCGAGATTCGCAGACGATTCACTGGTTCGGTACAGGTCTTAGAAAGCGAACGGGCAACCGCAACCAAGGTGTTTTCTGGCTTACGAATGCAACCTGTTGCTGCTGAGATTCTGGGCTATCAAACCAACACCGCAGTTTTTGGTAGCTTCTTTGAGCCTGCTTCCATTGCCTACAGCTATCAAGGAAGTCAGCTTTATGATTACAACTTTGAATTTGTTGAACTGATATGAGCCTTCTTAAAGTCAATGAGCTTCAGGTTTTTAATGGCTCGACGATTACACTGACGGCAACAACGGTTGCGACATCCAGTGTTTTCAATACGGGTGGACAACTCAACGTCACTGGTGCAATCACGGTCACGGATGCCAGCACCACCAGAACAAACCTTGGACTTGGCACAATCGCAACGCAAGCGGCTGATTCGGTCAATATTGACGGAGGAGCCATTGACGGTGTGACGATTGGGACAAACTCAGCCGTCACTGATTTGCGAGTCGATAATTTGAAGCTGGACGCAAACACGATCAGCAGCACTAATACTGACGGAAATATCACGTTAGACCCAAACGGCACGGGTAACGTTTCAATTGGAAATTTTTCCTTTGACGCAGACCAAACTGTAGGCGCAGGACAAGACAATTATGTTTTAACTTATGATAACAGTAGCGGCTTAATCAGCCTCGAAGCTTCTGCTGGTGGTGGCGGAATCACAACAGGGAAGGCAATCGCTATGGCAATCGTATTCGGATAATTTATGGCAGCACCAAATATTGTTTCAGTTGGTACGATCACAGGGAAAACGGCAGTACAGGCAATCGGAACGAGTGCTACGGCAATCGTGACCAACTCGGCAGCATCGGGCAAGGTTTTCAAGGTCAACACACTGCTCATCGCAAATGTCGATGGATCTGCTGCTGCGTCTGTCACCGTTGATCTCTACCGATCATCTACGGCTTATCATTTAGTAAAAACCGTACAAGTCTTTGCCGATTCAACCTTGGATGTGCTCAACAAGAGCATTTACTTGGAAGAAGGCGACTCACTACGACTCACCGCTAGTGCAGCTAGCGATCTGGAGGGAATCTGTTCTTATGAGGAGATCAGCGAATGAGTTTAGCTAGAAATATTGGAAACTTACCAAACGGGGATGATGCTCCAATTTATGCGTGTAGGGCATGGGTAAATTTTAATGGGACTGGCACTGTAGCAATTCGTGACAGCGGAAATGTTGCAAGCATTACTGACAACGGAACAGGTGATTACACGGTGAACTTTACGACTGCATTGCCTGATGCGAATTATTCTGTTGTATCGGTGGGAAGTAGAGAATTTGCTGCTACTGTCGCAGCCTTAAACGCAATTGCATGGCTTGTTCCAAACGGAGCAACCACAACATCGGTAGGCGTAACGTGCACAGGGACAAACAGTGGTTTTAGCAGCACTGCTAATTTACAGGATTATCCTAATTTCAATGTAGCAATCTTCCGCTAACCCCAAGAAATCCAATGAATTCAACGGACACTAAATGAGTTACATCGGCAACCAGCCCGTCCTCAATACCAGTGAATTCCGAGAGGAGTTTGCGGTTACGAGTACACAGACGGTTTTCAACACAGGTGGATTCACCGCATCAAGCGACTCCGCAACGTTGGAAGTCCTGCGAAACGGGGTGCTACTGGCTATCAAGCGGGCTCATCTGGGGCTGGAAGACTTGATTATCCACAATTAAATTTTTCTATCTTCCGCTAACTCAAAGGATTCAAATGAAACTAGCAATTTTCCCCAATGACGAAACCATCTCTGTTTTAGTACCTGCTCCAAACTGTGGGCTAACGCTAGAAGAGATATGTGCTAAAGACGTTCCTACCGGAGTCAAGTACAAAATTATTGACAGTTCAGAAATTCCAGCAGACCGTGAATTTCGGAATGCGTGGGACTATGATTTCACCAACAGTTACGATGGAATAGGCGCATGATTACGATCAATATTGACAAGGCGAAAGAGATCAAAAAAGAATCTCTACGACAGGAACGCAAACCGTTACTAGAAGCACAAGATGTCGCTTTTCAAAGAGCTTTGGAATCCGGTGCAGACACCACTGCGATTGTTGCCGAGAAGCAAAGACTTCGAGATATCACGAACCTGGTAGATCCTTGTACCACTGTTGACGAACTCAAAGCCGTGAGCATCTAATGTCCTACATTGGAAACGTCCCCACTCCAGCAGCATCGGAGACGCGACAGGAATTCACTGCTACTGCATCGCAGACCACGTTCAACACCAGTGGGTACGTCATCGGAAATTTTATTTCCGTTTATTTGAATGGGGTCCGTCTTAGTGCAGGGACCGATTTTACTGCAACGAACGGATACGATGTCGTGTTGACCACAGGAGCAGCAGCAGGGGATTTACTAGCAGTAGAAATGCGGAATACTTTGGCAGACATTGGAGCAGGATTCGCCAGCACTAGCGAGGTCACTGGGACCAATACAACCGGAAGCATTACCACAGGCACAAACTCTCTGACGGTTGCTTCTGGAACAGGCATCAACGTAGGTGATTATGTGGTCGGTGAGGGCATTGCTCCAGGCACTACAGTTTCTGCAATCTCTGGTACATCGGTGACCCTCTCAGGGACGGTAGGCGCAACACTGAGCAGTGACCCTGTTTCGTTTTACACTGCCAACAAAGCACTTAGTCCAGGTCTCGTAGCAGGTCAGCTATGCCGTGCGTGGGTTAATTTTGATGGAGTGAACCAGACAATCCGTGCCGCTTACAATGTCTCAAGCATTGAAGACCGTGGAACTGGTTTTTACCGGATTACATTTGCGACTGCGATGCCGGATATAAATTATTGTGTGCAGGCGATTTGTGGTCAGAACAGAGGTGCATCTACAAATCGAAGTGTTGGGCTTTATAGCACTAGTGATACTACTTATGAGTCAAATATGGCAACAACGGATTTTTCGTTAGCTATCATGAATTCCAATGCTGGTGATCAAGATCATGATGTTGTCTGTGCATCAGTTTTCCGCTAACCCAAACTAGGCCGAGCCATGCCAGCAGAAGCCACCGGAATAATTGACGTTGTCCAAGAACTTGGAACTTCAGCTTCTGCGTTGATTTTCTTTGCTTGGCTAATCATTTTTATTCTCAAGCAGCACGATAAAGAAAAGCAGCAATTGCGAGCAGATGCTGAAAAAAAAGATTCGATGATGATGGAGGAGCGAAAACTTTATTTAGCGGCTGACGCGAAGAATGACGAAGAACTCAGGCAATACATGAAGACGTCAAACTCTGAATTAATGAGTATTATGTCAGCAACAAATGTTGCGATAAAGGACATGACGATTGCCGTCAACAATCTTGGTGACGTTATCAATAGAGAACTGAGGAGATGAAACATCTTCTCACAGGCTTGGCTTTGCTGTGGTCAACATCAGCTTACGCTTTGCCTGTCGAATATAAGACTTTACACCTTGTTTCATGGGCTTACCAATGCTCACTTCGTTTGGCTCCCACCTATCAAATGCAAGGCATGACTTCAAACTTAGCCATGCAATCCGCCATTCAGCTTTGCAGTTGTGTGATTGACCACTACCGAGAAAACCATAGATATGTAGACCTTCAGTTAATGCCTTTGCCTCAACGAGAAGCGTTTGGCGAAATGTACAGTCAAGAATGTGTGGATTACCCAGAAAAGGAGACTTGATGGAATTCATTGACCATTCAGAACACTTCTCGAGAGACGAGCTCAAGTGCAAATTCACAGGTGAATGCTCTATGTCGAGTTCTTTTCTTACAAAGCTGGAAACCTTGCGTCAGCACTACGGCAAACCTATTAGGTTGACTTCAGCCTTTCGCTCGTCAGAGCATCCGGTTGAAAAGGCTAAATGGAAAGACGGAAAACCCAAAAGTACGGGTTATCATGTGCTAGGTCGAGCAGTCGACATAGCCTGCTGGAATGCTGATGGGGCAAGGCTGTTAGAAATCGGAATTCAGATGGGCTTGTTCGGTGGCTATGGCTTCAGTTTCACAGGCAGTCAAAGATTTCTGCATGTAGACGATAGAGAAGACGGTTTAATGATCTGGAGTTACTAATGGAAGGATTTTTAGAGATTTTCAACCAGGCGGTTGATTCTGGCGGATTAGAATTAGTTTTAGCGGCAACAGGTATGGGTGCTGCTGTTCCAGGCGTTTTATTGTATAAAAAAATCAGAAAAGCAAAAAAACTGAAGGAGCAACTGCTGGGCTAGTGGCGGTTTTCAAATATTGCCACTTACCGGAGGTTTCACAGATCGGCTGGAAGTGGCTCCCCAAGCTGGACTCGAACCAGCGACCCAATGATTAACAGTCACCTTAGTTCTTTCGGCTGTAGGCTAGACGAATGCTAGGCTTGCTGGATTCTTTCAATTTTTTCTTGCCAGTGTTTCCGCCAGTGTTGCCTAACTTATTGACGAGATCGACTTGCTGCAAATGGTCACTATTTAAATAAGACATGGTTGTTTGAATCGACTGATGGCGCAATAGTTTTTGAACCTGAACAGGATTTGAACTTTCACCAGATAATAGTTCAGTCGCAACCGTACTTCTAAACGAATGCAGCGGTTTCGCGTTCTCAATCCCCACCTTCTGCAAAGCCTTTCGCATACTCTTGGTCAAATCCCCAAGCGAACTATAAAGCGGCTTACCTCTGCCATCATCCAGCACATAACGCTCGCATTGAATATCCTGCGCCTGAATAAATTCTTTTAAATCTTCAGCGATTGGGACGATTGCGTCTTTCCTGCTTTTGACTTTCCAATCTCGCGTTGAGCGCAGTTCAATTCGGTCTGGATAAACATTGTCCCATTTTAACGCCAGCAGCTCACCACCACGCATTCCAGTAAATCGTAAAAACCACCAGGCACGAAGCAGCACCAGAAACCGTCTTCGTTTGGTTACGTTCCAGCCTTGTTCTAAATGCTGGCGCAAATCTTCGAGTTGTTGAGCAGAAAATACAGCAGGCAAAGGTTTGGAAGAGCGAACGCTTTTGACTTTAATGGCTGCCGGAATCTGACCTTGTTCCCAAGACCAATTTAATACGGCTCGAACTGCTCTGAGATAACTGTTGCAGCTATGGTCATTCAGTCCAGCCTTACGAAGAGCCAAGACGAACTTGTCTGTCAACTGTGAGGTATGAAGCCGTATCCGATAATCGCCAACGATTCTTTGATAACGACTGAGCTGCTGGCGATATTTGCCAACCGTCCTCTCGTCACGGTTCGCTTGAACGTGCGCCAGGAACAAATCCAACAGTTCTGAAAAGAACAAACCTTGTTCGTCAGTCAGCCTCTCAACTTCTCGACTCAGTCGCTCTTTGAGCTTCAGAAATCGCTCGACCAGCAAAGCATTCAACTGGTCAGGCTCTAAGCCTTCAGCATCCACAAAACGAATCAGAACTCGACGGTATCTTTTTTTACCAATCCACAACTGACCAACATAAGCCTTTTGGCGTTGGTCTGAGACGATTTCGTTTTTGTGGCTCAAATTTTATATTTGGTTATGTGAATATATGTGTGAATAAATTGGGGGGGGGGTAGCTTTTTTGTAACACAATGAACAAAAGAAGAGAAGGCTAGGATTTTACTGGTCTTCAGAGCCTAAACTGGACTTGTTGGGCAGTTGTACATTTCGTTGTACCATTCCGGTACGTTTGATTGATTCCGTTTTTTTTTGTCTTCCTCTAAGCGTTCAATCGTTTTCTCTAGGCGTTCAATATATTTCTTTTGAATTGATATGACTTCGTCCTTTAAGCGTATGCTTTCTGGATTGATGGTCTGCAATGAATCGGCCTTCATTTCTTTACTCCTACCTTCAGAGTCCAAAAAAGAAGAATCAATTGATTTTTCAAGCAAAATTTTCTTAATTGCCTCAATTGGTATTGAATTCTTTCTGCGCCTTTCGGATAAGGCCGCTGCACTCATTCCCAGCATTTCAGCTAATTCTCTATCAAATCTTAGATTCAAAAGACTTTTAGCCTTTTCAATAATTTCAGAAGAATTCACCACGCACCTTTAAATTTTTCTTGATTTTATCAATTGATTAATTAAGATGGAAGCACTTGCTGCCTAGCAGCTAGGCAAAATACTAGGTGTTTACTCTTTAAAAATCAATTTATTAAATGACTTCTTTGTTTGATTTGTCGCAGATCGTTCAGGCCCATCCTGACCGTATCCGCTACTGGCGCAGCAAAGGACTGATTCCAAAAGGAACGCAAGTCCACAAATATGCACCAATCATTTTTACAGACAAAGAAGTCCAAGAAATCAAGAAATTCTTTAAAGACAAGAATGATTGACGAAGAACTACGCGAAGAACTCGCCACTATTCGCAACCTGCTGTAGGCGTTCCTACGCACCAACCAACACTCAAACAATTCTAATTATTCATGAAAGAACTTTTACAAAATAAACATGGGATTGTTGAAATTTCAGAAACACGAAGACACCTACACGCCTACATTGACAAAGCAGTTTTAGACAAGGTGGACGAACTGATACCAAGACGAATGAGGTCAAGATTTGTTGAGTCCTGTTTAAAAAGAGAGATTGCTGAATTAGAAGAATTAAATGGATGAAGACATAAAGGCGGAACTCGCCACGATTCTCA